ACAGCCTCTTGAAGTTCGCTTGTTAATCTTACTACAGTTACATATATATCTACATCTTTTTCTATTTGTTCTTTAATAGACTTTCTCGTTGTTATAAAAACATTTTTACAAGCCACGTATTTATCTCTTATTATTTTATCATAGGATAATATATACTCTATGTTCTTAATGTAATGTATTATTGTAGCGTGGTTTTTACCTAATGTCTGTCCTATTAAGTCATAACTATATCCGTTATCTCTTAATATTTTTGAGTAAACTTTACGGGCATCTACCACATCTCTTTTTCTACTAATAACTTCTAAATCAACTAAGAAAATATCATTAACTATTCTCTTAAGTTCATCTATTTCTTCTTGTCTTGAATGCATTTGATTAAATTGGTTTATAAACTTCTGTTTTAATATTCTTATTTGCTAATTCTTTTATTCTATACTCCTGTAATGAAGATAACTTACCTGTTGGACCTTTCACTTCTACGAATAGAACGTCAGAGTTAGGTGGTATAGCTATCAAATCAGGAATACCCGGCCGATTTGTCGTTATAAGTTTTATTACATAATAACCTTCCTTTTCAAGTTCTTTTATTTTTTTTCTTTGTATTTTAGACTCTAACATATCAACAATAAATTAAATTAGTATTGTTTTTTAAATTTCCATTAAGTCTATTTTTTAAAGTTGAAGGATTTAAATTATTATAGAAAGCTGCTTCTTTTGTTCCTAAATAAAAAATTCCTGTTTCTAAATTTAATATTATTTTAGAAAATTTATTTCTTAAATTTTGTTTTTCATTTTCAGACATTACTTTATTACAACCTCTTTTATTTCCTAAAAGAGATAAAGACATTTTATCTTTAGTTACATTGGAATGTTTCTTTCCAAACATACCACTAATCTTTCCTAAATTTGATTTAGATATTTTTAATCTTGTTTCTTTAGAATGTACTTTTCCAATATTTGAAAGTGATATTTTTAATTTTGATTCATTAGAGTGTTTTTTACCAAGCATTGCTCCATTTTTACCCTTTCTAATAATAGACATTTTTAATCTAGTATCTTTACTTACTTCCCTTCCAATTGCTTTTTTTCTTATTTTTTCCTTAGTATCTTCTGAAAGATAACCACTTTTATCACTTGTTTTAGTTAGTTTCAAATTTAAACCTTTATTATTTATGCAATCATAATAATCTTGCCAATATCTTTCTTTTTGATTTAAAAATTCAATATTACATTCTTCAATTATTTCAAAAATATGATTGTCAACTCCATATTTTACAAAAGAATTATAAAGTTTAATTTGATTACAACAACTTCTTAATTTTTTATATTGTACAAATCTTTTTTCAATATTTATTGATTGACCAATATAAATATTATTATTTGGAGAAGTAATTTTATAAATTCCTATCATATAAAAAATTTAAGTTTATCACATAGTATCCTTGAGCTTCAAGTTCCTTAATTTTCTTGGACTGTATTTGGCTCTCTTTCATGTAAATTGGTTTCCTTCATTAACTCATTAACTGAGAACGTAATTTTGTTACACTCCTTGATGAACTCAACAAGCTTATCAAGATCTTCTTGTTTAAACGCAAATCTTTTTGCGAGGAACCAAGTGTAGGGAGAACAACTATCATCAAGGTCAATCTCTTCCACTTGGAAAGCTAATTGCTTCTGTGGCAATACAGTCATGCTGAAAGCCAATGTGTACTCCTTGTCCTTCTCTAACCATTTGTGCTGAGGTATTTTTGAAGGTTTGTTTTTGTCATCTATACAAACGCACTTTATCATTTCTTAGTTGATTTTCCGTTTTTGCCATTACGAGCTCGGTTAGACATCATATTCTCTTTAACAACACCACCTGCCTTGGTATGGCTCATGTCCTTACCATCACCATTCCCATAGGTCCCGGCATCACGATTGGCTTTGTTAAGCTCAACCCTGTATTTCTTTCTTTTCTCAGTAGCTTGATACTTCTTATCATAAGCTAACTTCTTTTTCTTTCTTTCTTCTGACATATTTAATTTGTCATACGATGGGTGTTCCCCGGCTAGTTTATTTCTCATAATGCTTCTTAAATTCGTTTAACATATCTTTATGTGTGTAGTGGAAGTACTTCTCAGCATTTTCCATTGTATCGTTTTTTAACATCCATCTATGGAACTCAATAGCTAATTTATCTATTTCTTCTGTTGTCATAATAATTTCTTAAAGTGAGAAAGCGTGAAATCTTTCTTCTTGGTTACTGCCTTATAAATCTCTTTTTCAATACCTCCTTTTGAGAATATCCAAAATATCTCATTGTTTGGTCTATCTTTGGTTGTCATTCGATCCTTGCTCTGCCAATAGCTTGTCGCACTAAAGTCAATATTGTAATAAACAAGGTACTCTGCTTTCTTTAAACTTATACCTTCACGACCCGATACAATCTGCAACGCTATGTTCTTATACGTGGCATTGAACTCATCAAGATCGGTTGTCAAATCATCTCCAAATATTTGTTGTAAAGCTACTAATTCTTCTTTAAACTTATAGAAGATACCAATCTGACATCCTTGCCATTGTTCTTTAATAAACTCTGCCTTTGTGGTATCAAGTACCATAGACTTTCCACTCTCAAACTTCACCGTTCCTGAACACAACTGATGCACTTTGCTCATCAACTTTACAGGTGTATCTCCTAAGATAACTTCTTCCTTTCCTTCAACAATTAAATCACGCTTCAGCTTATTAATTAACTTATAAGTTAATTCCTTTAGCTCAACCTCAAATACTTCTTCAGTAGTCTCAGCAATAAACCCTGCCTCTTGTTGAGTGTAGTTTATAGTGAATGGCTTCATCTCGTCTATAATAGTCTCCAATCCATCTGAGTAATCATTCATAGATAAGCCATTGATTATTTTAGTCTTGACATTTACAAATTTACTACAAAACTTATAGAAAGTTTTAAATTCTTTAAAAGGATTTTTCGGTATGCCATAAACTTGATGATACATCTGTGAATATGACTCCGGAGTAGGTGTTCCTGATAGCAAAATAACATAAGGTTTATGGTAACTTATAAGTTCCTTTACTTGTGTGGCTCTATTGCTTGGTTTAGGAAAAGCACCCATACCATGGGCTTCATCACAAATTATTAAATCCCAATGCATATCCGGATCTATCTTATGTAAACTCTCGTAGTTGGTAATTGTTAAATGATAGAAAGGAGACAACATCTCGTAGTCCTTTTGAATACTACTAATAGCCTTCTTCTTTGTTAAAAACAAAACATTGCTACTTGAAATGTTTGATGCAATACCTAAGCTTGTTAATGTCTTTCCTGTTCTCACTTCCATAGCAAGATATAAGAAGCCATGTTCCTTTATAATCTTCGTGCCTTCATGTATTATTCTTGTTTGGTAGTCTCTGAATTGAATCATATATCTTTGAATTTTATAGGATACTTGGATAAGTAATTAACAACACCTTCAAGCTTTGCGAACTTAATGTATTGTCCGTTCTTATCTAATACCTTTACCATATCAATTATTATTTTTGGCTCTCCGTTAATTTTTTCAAATCTGTATTTAACTACTTCAAGACTGCCTGTTTCTTTTTTTTCCATTTCGTATAATTTTTTATAATACTCACAACTATTAACTATTCTTTGTCTAACTTCGGAAGGAGTAGAGTGTTTGAAGCTTTTAATAACTCTAACACTCTTACCTCTACCGACCTTGGTTTCTACCATTTGGAACACAACACTTCTTAATAACTCGCATTGCTTCCACATCTCATAGTTATTAAACCCTGAGTTTCTTTCGAATACATCTATCTTTTCAATGTCAGATTGCATATAGAACATTTTACGTTGACGCTATACTTTTCTATGTTAGGCATATCGCACTCGCAACACTTCTCTTTATAGCTTCCATCTTTGTTGAATGTTTCACTGATATACTTCTTCAGATCAGTGCATTTCTCATACATCTCATGCTTTTCAAAATAGTATATCATAAACTCAATACTCTTCATTGCCGTGTCCTCATCAGGGGAATGAGCAAACATTCCTATTCCTGAATTGACTACATCTTCTACCGATGCCTTACCCATTAAAACATTGAATGAATTTATCATTCCAATGTGTACTATTTGTGTATTATTCATGTGCTACTTTTAATATTAAAAATATAGTAATAAAATAAATCATTACCAATAAAAACTTAACTATTGCTTTTTTCATATTAGTTTAATTGTATTTGTGTATCGTTATCTGCTCTCTTCTTGATGATTATCCATCTACCGATGTGGTCTCTATCTTCCTCGGGCATAATGCCTTCTTTATATATAGCGTAAGCTACTAACCATTTGTAGAACTTAGTCCTGCTAACAGTCATCTTACCTCTCGATCCATAGTCCGGGTACTCATCAACAAACGCATTGTATAATTCGTTCTTGTATAGTTTTACATTCGTAGGTATCATATTGTTCTTCTCATTGTTATCAACCAATCCACACCACTCGATGAACTCGTGGCAAGTCTCTGCCGATAGCTGACGAATCTTAAGGTTTACGAACTTTGACTTAACCAATCCATATCCTAAATAGAATCTCAAGCATGTAATCATGTAGTTGTCAAACTCACACCAATCATCATCGTTCCAATCGCCAAACATCATCTTACCGAAATCATCTCTTGGAGTGAAGTTCATATTGTAATACTGATGCAACTCTAACTCCCACTTTCTACGTGCAAATGAATTACCTGCTCCCTTGATAGCATAGTTAGTTGTTATAGCAACCTTTGGAGACTTAATGAATGGTATCTTAATAGCATCCTTGTTCTTCTTCTCTAATGTCAATCCCTCTGTAATAACACTGAACAGTCTCTCGAAGTCAAAGTGTTTCTTAACATCATCAAAGCAAAGTATCTGCGTATCTGCTGATACCAACTGATAAGGGAAAGACTTTTCAAAGTTGAAAGACTTACCATCAATAACTACTAACTTCTTCATTTGAGAAAGAGCATTCATTATCAATCCCTTTCCTGTTCCACCCTCAGGGTTATCACTGATAACCTCATCGTTTAGTATTACTGCCGGGCAGAAAGATAAGTTCTTGTATCCGTGCATTAAGAATCCAATAGTACTCTCCATGGTCTTGATACGACCTCCATCTCCACCATTAATGTTACTAATAAACTTTTTGAAGTCACAATTACCTGTAACATCGCATAAGTTAAACTTCCTATCTATAACGTGGTCCTTCCATACATATCCACCCAAGTCCAAATAGTCAATAGGACTAATGCCATCTTTTGAAATCTTAACAGCGCAGTTCTTGTAGTACAGGTATGCTGAATCTCTAGTGTCTGCTATGAAATATATATCTATAGTTGATAGCAATGTCAAGAACTCATCCTTGAAGAACCTTGTATTGTCTGCGAAGTAATTGTAAACAGACACATCATCAAGATCGATTAGGTAGTTCAGTATAAAATCTTTAATCTCTTTCTCTGATGTATTGTCTATAAGATTATTTGTAACCTTAACAAACACGTAGTTACGACTTCCTTCAGGACAGAACTTATAGAATCCCGAGTCCTCTAAGAACTTCTTAAATAGTATATGCTCTATCTTTATAACTCCTTT